CTACCATCCTCCCCCGACACGGCATTGAGTACGGCGTCATCTCCGGCGATATAGGGATCATCCAGAGATACGGTTCCCATACCGTCTATGTCCGCGCCAAAGAGGCGGTCAAAATCGTCAAGAGTGAAGTCGCGCATTAGTCTATAGTGAGCTTCAAATCGCCGGCATGCACAATAATTGTGTCGTTAGCGGATAATTCTTTTGCCGTGGACAGGGAACCGTACCACACGAGGTTCCCGCCCGTAGCGGCGTCATACACGCCCCACGCGACAACGGTTCCCCATCCGGCTGTTGCCGTTGGGAACTCAATTGCCGTGGCGTTGGTCATGCTGGAAGGGTCGCCCGATACCGGCACCGCAAATGTAATTGCCTGTCTGGCATACGCGCCGCCGTTCACTTCCGTTCCGGCCGAACTATCAGTGGGCAATGCCGTCAGCACGCCGAGGTAGTACGTCTTGGCGCTCTTGATTAACCCGAGCACATACGTTTCGCCGTAATTCGTCAGGCTCATTTTATGTCCTCCTCATGGGCCGCATGCTAATATCTTTAGGGTATCGGGCCTGCGTCTCCTGCTGGCTGATGTCCCCTACTGCCTGCCTGTAATACTGTGCCCACATGTCCACGGGTACGCTCCCGCGGGTGAAAACCGCGGATTCGACAAGTGCTCCGTATAGGTACAGGTCAGGATGCCGCAGCAGGATTTCATTATCGGGCTGTTCATCCCCGAGAGGGGGGATTTCAGCGTAGTAGGTCAGCTGGAGCTTGCCCGCCTGATCAGGAGTAGGCAAAACGAACAGGTCATTAGCTTCAATGGTGAAGCAGTACGGCCGGCCCGTCTTCTCCAGCAACAGAGCGTATTCATCAGGTGAGGCGTACCACAGATTGACGCTTCCGTTCCCGTCGGGTGGCGTCCAGACAATATCCCTCATCTCAAGAAACACGTCCCACTGTCCGGGCACCCGCTTCATCGGGAGGGGCATTTGGCCCTGACCTTTAGGAAGGGAAGCGTGCGCCCTGTGCTCCATCGCCCTAAGGCGCAGTGTCCGGTTTCCCCGCTGTTCCCACATACGGATGAATACGGGAATACGGTCCGTCAGGTCCTCACGGCCGAGGTAGTCAGCGATGGCGGACTGGAGGCCCGCATAAGTTGTCAAATCGGCCATTGAACAACTCCCATTTCACAACTAGACAACTTCATGAGTTGTCCGAAACGCTGCGTTAGCAGGGTCATTAAGAAACTTCCGCATGTCGTCCGGGTCATTCAGAATATCGAGCCCCTGCGCCTTGGCAATGTCCACGGCGGCAACGGGGATGCTCGCTACCCTGCGGAACGTGGGCGCGAACCGGAACCCCTTAAAGTGGTCACGGTCACGCGCGGCCTTATTCAGGCGCAGAATGTCCGTAACGTCCTGTTCCCGGAAGAGGCGGAAGTCGTCTGTCACATAGTCAGTCACGCCGTCATCGCGGCGTTCGACTACCCGCCCGGCTGTTCCCTGCTGGAGATTGACGCTCATGTATCCTCCCAAAGGGGCCCGCCCAAAGGCAGGCCCCGCAAAAACTAGACTGCCTTAAGGTCAGCCAGTACGCCGGAAGAGGCTTCATTGCGGGCTTCAAGCGTAGCTTCCGCCACGATAAAGCCTTTTTCGGAATCGCCGGTCACGGCGAGGCGCTGTTCCTGGAAGGGACGCAGGTACGCCACCTTCCAGTATTCAGGGTCGAGCACGAAAGCGCAGGCCTTAGAATAAGTAACGTAGGCCTGTACTCTGTTCGGGACGAGTTTCAGAGAGCCGAAGTCGGACACGTACACGTCAATAACGGCCGTAGCCTTCTTCATCTCCGCCTTTTCCATTTTGGTGCTCCCACCGGTCAGCACCTCAGACATTTTAACGCGAATGTCCGGAGCCATCATAATTGTATTCGGATTGCCGCCGGCGTTGTAAATGCTGGTGAGCAGGGCCTTCAGCATGGCTTCAGTCGGGACGCGGGCCGTTCCGGCCGTGCAGGCGGAAGAAGACGTTGCGGCCGTGCCGGAAGAACCGCCGGCAAAGTTTGTGGTAAGCCAGCAGGGAAGGCCCGTCATCAGCCTGCCGCTTGTGCTTTCGCCGGCCGCAAGCTGATTGCTCAGAAGGGCAAATTCCAGATCCTTCTTGATTTCCTTCATGCGCAAAGCCATCTGGTGGTTGTACTGCTCGGTCACGCCGTTCTGAACGACGGCCTGCGCAGTGCCGGAGACGTTTACGGCTTTCATCAGAATCTGAGTTTTGTTGCTCAGCTCCGTAGTGTTGGAGCCTGCGAAAGTGGTAACGTCAATGCCTTCTTTCTGGGCGTTGGAACCGGGGGCCGTCAGGGCGTCCGTCTGCCACTCGTGCAGGGTCTGGGACGCGGTAGTACGCCCGCACATAGTCAGGAAAGGCGTGTCCGTAGGGGACACGTTAAAAATCAGTTTAGAAAGGTCGCGGGGTTTGCCGTTGACATCGGCATCCTTTACCTGTCCGTTAACTACAGCCATATGTTTTATCCTCCTCTAGTCCATGGCCGCGAGGGCGGCCGCAAGTGCATCTGTACTGTTCGGGTTCTTGTAAAATCTGGCGAACGCCTGTTTCTGGACGGAAGCGGTGTCATCCCTCACGCCGGAGGGGGCCTGCACCTTTGGGGCGTCCGCCACTTTTTGCGCGGCGGCGGCACGGGCCTTTCCCATCCTGTCATAAAGCATGGCCTTGGTGACAAGTTCCAGTTCGTACCCCTTGGACAGGCTGTTGATAGCTTTGTCCGGAATGCCCGCTTCCTTCATATACTGGTATACTTCAGCCGTATACTTCTTGCCGTCGTAGCCGTCCCCGATGAGAGCACGGATCTTTGGTTCAACGGCCTGGTACTCGGCGGAGAGGGCCTGCTGGTACTCCTGTGCACGTTTGGCGGCTACTGCCTGCGCCGTCTGCCGGATACGGGCGCCGAGCGCCTGTACAGCGTCCGTGCGCTTCTGCATTTCACGAGCCATGCGGATGTACTCCGTAGGATTTTGCTCGCTCAGGGCCTGCCAATCGATACCGGAGTACTCAGCATTGACGATTGCCTCTATGAGCTGGTTGGCCTGTCCGAGCAGGGTTGCCGCGGCGTTAATCTGGTTGTCGCGGTCCGCGCGCTCATTAAGGACGGTCTGTCGCTCCTGCGCTATGGCCTGCGCATGGGCTTCCGCCATGGCATGCACGGCCGAACGGGCTTCGGGTGCAAGCCCGCCCCAGGTATCGGCGTTGAACCCTTCCGGCATGGGGACTTCGGCCGGTTCAGTCGGGGCGGCCGGCTGTCCCTGCCCTTCTCCTTCCCCGTTCTGTCCGGCGTCATCGGGCTGTTCGCCCGGCTTGGTTTCGGTCTCATCGCCGGCATTATCGCCGGCGGCATTATCGTCCCCGTCCAGCGCGGAAACAATGTCTTCCACGCTATCCAGCGTGGACGGTTCAGCGGGAGCGGGGGAAGTGGTGTTGTCGATGGCCGTATTCGCGGTCTGATCGTCATTCGCCATAACTAACCTC